CTCAACTGGACAAAAATTGATGTGGGATCACCAGATTTTAGACAGGCAAATAGGATATTTTTCTACTTTTGGGAAGCTTGCAAGGCTGACACCCGATCCTATGGAATGTGCTATCTTAAGAATAGGAGATCCGGATTTAGCTTTATGGCCTCATCTGAGTGCGTCAACCAGGCTACAACTTCAACAGACTCTAGGTTTGGGATATTATCTAAAACTGGAGCAGATGCTAAAAAGATGTTCACAGATAAAGTGGTACCAATATCGACCAATTATCCCTTTTTCTTTAAACCAATCCAGGACGGTATGGAACGTCCCAAAACGGAACTCTCGTATAAAATACCCTCAAGAAGACTCACACGAAACACGTTACGATCCACCGGATCCTTTCAAGAGGAAGAGGAGAATGGATTGGATACCACTATCGACTGGAAGAACACCGGGGACAACTCCTATGATGGGGAGAAGTTACAACTCCTCGTCCATGATGAATCGGGTAAATGGGAGAGGCCCGACAATATCCTCAACAACTGGAGGGTCACCAAAACGTGCCTCCGTCTCGGATCCAAAATAGTTGGTAAATGTATGATGGGATCTACTTCTAATGCTTTAGATAAAGGAGGAGATCATTTTAAAAAACTATATTATAATTCAGATGTCACAAATAGAAATCGCAATGGCCAGACTACAAGTGGATTATATGCTTTGTTCATACCTATGGAATGGGGCTTCGAAGGGTTTATCGATAAGTATGGGTACCCTGTATTCGAAACACCATCAGAACCGGTTGAAGGAATTGATGGTGAGCTCATCTTTACGGGAGTCATTAATCACTGGGAAAATGAAGTAGAAGGATTAAAGCATGACGCTGATGCTTTAAATGAATATTATAGGCAATTTCCTCGTTCTGAAAAACATGCTTTTAGAGATGAAACTTTAAATTCTTTATTTAATTTAACTAAAATTTATGAACAAATAGATTTTAATGAAGAAATGACAATGCAAGGTCATGTTGTCCGAGGAACTTTTAGTTGGAAAAATGGAGTTAAAGATACAGAAGTAATTTGGACCCCTACTAAAAATGGTAGGTTTAAAGTATCTTGGTTACCTCCAACCTTGATGCAAAATAGTATAATATTAAAAAATGGTATTAAATATCCTGGAAATGATGGATTAGGAGCATTTGGATGTGATTCTTATGATATTTCTGGAACAGTTGGTGGTGGGGGATCGAATGGAGCTTTACATGGGCTTACAACTTTTTCTATGACCAGCGATGTTCCTAATACTAAATTCTTTTTAGAATATATAGCAAGACCTCAAACTGCTGAAATATTTTTTGAAGAAGTGTTAATGGCATTAGTTTTTTATGGAATGCCTATTTTAGCAGAAAATAATAAACCTAGGTTATTATATCATTTAAAACGAAGAGGTTATAGAGGATTTTCTATGAACCGACCTGATAAATTAATAGGAGCCTTATCTAAATCTGAATTAGAATTAGGTGGAATACCAAATAGTTCAGAAGATATAAAACAAGCTCATGCGGCTGCTATTGAGTCTTATATAGAGGCGTATGTAGGTAAGCAAGGTGATAATCATGGAAGTATGTTTTTCCAAAAAACATTAGAAGATTGGGCAAGATTTGATATTTCAAGAAGAACGGCTCATGATGCATCTATAAGCAGCGGCCTAGCTATAATGGCCTGTAGAAAACATTTATATCGCCCAAGAGGTGAAAGAAAAATAAAAACAATTGAATTTGGATTTTCTAAATATAGAAATGAAGGGTCTAGAAGTCAGTTAATAAAATAAATATGGCAGTAACAAAAGGGGGTATCCCTACTCAATTTCCGAGTCAAGCGGTCTCAGATTTAGAAAAAATGACCCCAGAATATGGGCTATCTGTAGCACGTGCTATTCAGCAAGAATGGTTTAATAAAGATAGTAATTATGGGCTTTATTACCAAACTCGAGAACAATTTCATCAATTAAGATTATATGCACGAGGCGAGCAAGCTATTGGTAAGTATAAAGATGAATTTGCTATTAATGGTGATTTGTCATATTTAAATTTAGATTGGAAACCAGTTCCTATTATTCCTAAGTTTATAGATATAGTAGTAAATGGAATGCAAGATAGACTTTTTAATATAAAAGCTTTTGCTCAAGACCCTATATCTAATGGGAAAAGAACAAAATTTGTTAATGATATACAAAGAGATATTAATGCTAAAGCATTAATCACACAAATAGAAGGAGAATTAGGTGTAAATGCTAGAAATGTAAAAGACGAAACAGCTCCTGAAACAACAGAAGAGTTAGAACTTTATATGCAGCTAGAATATAAGCAAGGTATTGAAATTGCTGAGGAACAAGCTATAAGTAATGTTTTTTTAACAAATAAATATCCTGAATTAAAGAAAAGAGTTGATTATGATTTAGCTGTATTAGGGATAGGTGCAGTAAAAAACACTTTTAATAACACTGATGGAATAAAATTAGATTATGTAGATCCTGCTAATCTTGTATGGTCTTATACAGAAGATCCTAATTTTAGAGATTGTTATTATTTTGGGGAAGTAAAAAGAATAAAATTAAACGAGTTACATAAGCAATTTCCTAATATCACCGATGAGCAGATGCAACAAATGGTTGATAAAGGATCAAATTGGGTTAATTATAATACTTTTGAAAATGGTAGGTTAAATGAGATAGATAATAAAAATACAGTTACGGTTTTATATTTTAACTGGAAATCATGGGAAAATAATGTTTATAAAATAAAAGAAATTTCTTCTGGTGCCGAAAAAGCTATTGAAAAAGATGATACTTTTAATCCGCCAAAAGACAAAAGAACAAGATTTGAAAGAGTTGCTCAAGCTGTAGAGGTTGTATATGAAGGTGTTTTAGTTTTAGGAACAGATGTTTTATTAAAATGGAAGAAAGCTGAAAATATGATTAGGCCTCAGTCCAATACTAATAAAGTATTAATGAATTATACTGTAAGTGCTCCTAGAATATATAAAGGTGTAGTTACATCTTTAGTTTCTAAAATGATGCCTTACGCAGATTTAATTCAATTGACTCATTTAAAATTACAACAAGCTATACAAAGAATGACACCTTCTGGTGTTTATTTAGATGCCGATGGTATTGCTGAAGTTGATCTAGGTAATGGTACAAATTATAATGCTCAAGAAGCATTAAATATGTATTTTCAAACTGGATCTATTATTGGTAGATCCTTGACTGTTGATGGAGATGGAAACCCAGGACGAGTGCCAATTCAGGAATTACCTGGTGGTGGTGGACAACAAATTCAAGTATTAATTGGAGCATATAATAATTATCTTCAAATGATACGAGATATAACAGGATTAAATGAAGCTCGAGATGGTTCAGATCCTGATCCAAATTCATTAGTAGGTGTACAGAAATTAGCAGCGGCTAATAGTAATACTGCTACTAGACATATATTACATTCTAGCATGTATATTACTTTAACTTTAGCTGAAGCAATATGTTTAAGATTTAAAGATGTATTGAATTTTCATCCTACAAAAGAAGCTTTTATTGGAGCTTTAGGGCAATTTTCAGTAGGCTCTTTAGAAGAAATGAAAAATTTACATTTACATGATTTTGGTATTTTCTTAGAATTGGAACCTGATGAAGAAGAAAAAGCTTTATTAGAAGCCAATATACAAATGGCTTTGTCAAAAGATAGTATTTATTTAGAAGATGCAATTGATATAAGAGAAATACCTAATATAAAATTAGCTAACCAATTATTAAAAGTAAGAAGATTAAGAAAACAAGCTGTTGATCAGCAACAAGCAGAAGCAGCAGCAGCAGCACAAGCCGAAGCACAGGGACAAGCTCAAATACAAGTTGAGCAAGCTAAAGCGCAAGCTGAACAAATGAAAACAGAATCTAAAATTCAATATAGACAAGCAGATATTGAATTTGAAATTAAAAAATTAGAAATTGAAGCTCAAACCAAAAAGGAATTAATGCAAAAAGAGTTTGAGTTAAATGTTGAGCTTAAAAAATTAGAATTCCAAGCTCAGCAACAAATGATGCAAACTAATAATCAAAGTTTGCTGGAAAGAGAAACTGTAAAAGAAGATAATGCTAATCAGCGAGAAGCTATGAAAGTAGCGGCTACAGATAAAACTTTTGCAGGCCCACCTAAAAGTGGTAAACCTTTAAAATCATTCGAATCTAAAGGTAATGATGTGCTAGGTGGTATTGATTTATCAAGATTTGACCCAAAATAACAATTATTTAAATTATTTTATTATATATTATGGAAAACGAAGAAAAAGTTGAGGTTAAAGTAGTCGAAGAAGCTACTCCAGAACCAACAAGTAAACAAGACAAAGAAGCTGCCGCTTTAAACCAAGCAGTGGAGTCAGGAGAAGTTGCTCCTGAATATGGTCTACAAGAGGATGGGGTTTATAAAATTAACGTAGATAAACCGCCTGTTCCTAAAAAAGAAACTCAATCAGAGTCTGTAAAAGAAGTTAAAGAAGAACCTAAATCTAAAGAAAATGCCATTCAGGAGCGAAAAACAGAGGAAATTTCTGTGGATGAATTACCCGGAGATAGCCAAAAGGTGGAGCAAAACGTACGGGAGCAAGATAGTAAAGAAGAAAAAGAAACCGTTGAAAACAAGGAAAAAGTATTAGAATCTTCAGATTCACCTTTAGAACTTATTACAGAAGATACATCAGAGCCGGCTAAAAAAGAAAAAGTTGAAACTCCGGTTCAAAAACAAGAAAATATACAAGAGGAAACTCCAAAACAAGAGTTACCTGAAAATGTAGACAAGCTAGTTAAATTTATGGAAGAAACTGGCGGGACTGTAGAAGATTATATTAATCTGAACCGGGACATGTCTAAATACGATAATACAACATTACTAAGAGAGTATTACAAAACTAGTAAACCTCACTTAGATTCCGAAGATATTGATTTTTTACTTAATAAAAACTTCGGATACGATAAAGAAGGAGATGATCCTTCTGAAATTAAAGCTAAGCAATTAGCTTTTAAAGAGGAATTGTTTAATGCCCAAAATTTCTTTAAAAATAATAAGGAAAAATATTATGCAGATCTTAAGTTAAGAAAAAGCCAAGATATTGCTCCTGAGTATAAAGAGGCAATGGACTATTATAACAATCATAAGCAATTAACAGAAGAAGGTGAAAAATTACAAAAAGATTTTTTATCTAAAACTGATAAAGTTTTTTCCGATGAGTTCAAAGGTTTTGATTTTAAGGTTGGAGAAAACAAATACAGATTTAAAATAGATAATCCTTCTAAAATTAAAGAATTTCAATCAGATATAAAGAATTTTGCTAATTTATATATGGACGACAAAGGAACTATTAATGATCCTTCAGGTTATCATAAAGCTCTTTTTGCAGGTAGAAATGCAGATAAAATCGCAAATCACTTCTATGAGCAAGGCCGTGCCGATGCTATTAAAGAGTCTGCTAAAAAAGCTAATAATATAAATATGGAACCTAGAAGCGATAATTCTCAAGTTATGACAAAAGGCGGACAAAAAATTAGAGTTGTATCTGGTGAATCATCTGATAAATTGCGAATTAAATGGAAATAAACAATTAATAACTTAAAATCAAACGATTATGGCTTTTACAGGAGGCGTACCAGCTGCTTTGCAACCATCGCAAACTAAAGCTCTTTACGCCGGTAATTACATTGACTTTACAGCCGCTGGCTTTAGTCAATGGACACAACAATTTTTACCAGATGTATACGAAAAAGAAGTAGAAAGATATGGAAACAGATCTATCGGTTCTTTCCTTCGTATGGTATCTGCTGAAATGCCTTCCACTTCAGATCAAATAATCTGGACTGAGCAAGGAAGACTACACACAAGATATGCTAACTGTTTACCTCAAGGTAACGCTGGTGCTATGCCAGCTGCTGGGGCAGCGGCTCAAATTGGTGCTAATGCTGCATCTGGTGGTGTACTTAACTTTAACGTGCCTGCTGCTGCTCAACCTTCAAGTTTAGGGGTTAGCTCACAAGCTACTACACAATGTAACTTTAGAATCGGACAAACTATTATGGTTCAAGTTCAAACAGGAGCTGCTACAGCTGTTGGTGGAACTGGAGAAGTAATTAAAGGTGTTTGTACTAACGTTGGTGTTGGTGGTGGTGCTACGGGTGCTGGACAACAATTTCAAATTCAAGCTTATAAAGCTCACGGAGCAATTGCTGCTGGAGACAGAGTAACAGCTATTGCTTATGGATCAGAATTTGCAAAAGGTACTGGAAACTTTACTGAAAAGTTAGATCCAGGATATGCTACATTTACTAATTCTCCAATTATCCTTAAAGAAAACTATCAAATTAATGGATCTGACACTGCTCAGATTGGTTGGATTGAAGTAACTTCTGAAAATGGTGCTGGAGGTTATTTATGGTATATTAAATCAGAACATGAAACAAGACTACGTTGGGAAGACTATTTAGAAATGTCTATGGTTGAAGGCGTTAAATACACTGCTGGTGGTGCTGCTATTACATTAGGCACATTTGGTGGTAGTTTAGCTGCTCAAAACGCTAGAGGTACTGAAGGTTTCTTTGCTGCTCTTGAATCAAGAGGAAATGTTTATCAAGGATTCGGTGGCCAAGCTGCTGCTGGAGCTGGTAATGGTTCTCTTACTGATTTTGATGCTGTTCTTAAGCAATTAGACAAACAAGGTTCAATTGAAGAAAACATGCTTTTCTTAAATAGAGAACTTTCTTTAGAAGTTGATGACATTCTTGCAATGC